GTCCGAATTACCCGCGATCGGTAGGGCTGGAAGGTACCTATCACCCGGTGTAGGTTGTTTTGTCGCGGTGGGCGGCGGTTGTCCATGGACGTTGACAACCACCAAAATCGTTTTAAATTATTGAGGGGGGTGGGGTTCGGTATTAGCATTGGCGCATCGGATCCAGCTATTGCTTATTCGGCTGGGGTTGCAACGGGGGCGGCTGGCTGATATCGGGCAGCAAATCTTCTACAGTGACAGCTCCGTCGACAAAGGCGCTGATGATCTGAGCATAATGGGTCTCGCCCGTGTATTCTGTCCGAGGTGGCCTGCCCAGTTCGGCCCACTTTTTGATCGCTTTGCCGGTCAATTTGCAGGCGCGGCCCAGGGCTTCAAAGCCCCCTGCTTTTTTTGCGGCGTCGTTCAAAGTTTCGGTGTACGTATTCATACGCATGTAAGATAGAACTGTTTATCCAATTACGCAAGAACTGAATAGGTGATGGGTAGTGCATACAATCCAAAATATGGCCACACACCCCAAGGATAAGCTCGCGTTCTCCGGGCGATTCAACCAACTATTAGACGCCGTCGGCGCCCCCTCCATTGGGCAGGGGCGGCAGGGCTATTTGTCTCTAACGTTTGACGTCAGCGACAAAGGCGGGCGAAAATGGATTCAAGGCGAATCGATACCGCGTTACGAAATGCTGCTCAGGATCGTCGAAAAATATAAGCACACCGGCGTTACTGTCGAATGGTTGTTGACAGGCGACGAACAACTATCGCCCTTCACCCATGACCTGGACGCCGCCGGGCGTATCATCAAAACGCTCAGGATGGAAGCATGGAAATTGCCGGTCATAGACTGGGGGAGAGTGGGTGAATATATGGCGCAGGCCAACGCAAATTCAACGGAATACGCCATGGAATGGGTAAACACCACCAACCGCCCGCTCGGCAAAACCTTTGCGCTACGGGTGGTGGGTGACGCCATGGAATGCCTATTCAGCGCAGGGATGGTGATCACCGTCGAGCCCGACCTGCCGGCCCAACCCGGCGATTACGTGCTGGCCGAGCAAGCCAACGGTAGCACCACCTTCAAGCAGCTGATCGAAGACGGAGGCGTGCTCTACCTCAAGCCGCTCAATGCCCGCTATCCCATCCAGCAGCTCGGCGATGGCCACATCATCGGCGTGGTCCGCGAGGCCGTTATCAAATTCCGCTAATCGCGGCCAATCAATTTCCAACACGCTTGACAGGCCAGAACTCCCGGTTCTATGATTCAGTCGCGGCGTTAGATTAGGCCGCGCTCCCTCACTGATACCCGCCCGCCTGAAAAGGCGGGTTTTTTTAGGCCGCCGTCGAAACCTGGGGAGGCCATGGCCAAGCAAGATAAATCCTGGCTCTATCTGTTAGCCGCCCAGGTGCTGGGCATCGTCCAGCTGGCCCTGATCATCCGCCTGGTCTACCGACTCGCCAGCGGCCAGGCCGACTAACCCGAACGGAGACACCATGCCCGCCCTAAAAACCAAAATTGCCCGGCAACTGGCCGCCTCGCGGGTCGGCCTCTACCGTGTCGAATTATTCGCTGCCGTGCATGGCCGGCTGATCGCCGACAAGATCGACGCCCTCGCCGCCGCCCTGCAAGGCATGGAACAGGCCGGCGACATCGAACCAGCCGCCCGCACGGAATCCGGCCCGCGTTGGCAACTCACCGCCAAGGGCCGCGCCGCCTACTCCGCCCTCAACGGCGAAGATCAGGACGACCCGGACGGCATCGACCAAAAAACCGAAAAAATCGCCCTGCTGGAAATCATCGAAGCCTCGCCGCTGGTATCCGTTCAAAATCGGCAACTAGTCGCCGGCATACGCGCCGACCTAGCCGCCCTGGACGCGGCGGACTAATGGAAGCCCTACGCCAAGCCGCCCTGGCACAGCTCAAACTCCCGGCCGACTATAGTCTGATCGTCATGGCATCCGCCATCGACTACATCCCCGACCTGGACGCCGCACTAGCCGAATACGGCGACGAAAGTTTGGTCGACATCGACGACATCAAAACCACCCTGGCCGAACAAACGGAATGTATACCCCTGCCCGCCGGCCAGATGCTGGTCGGCCTCGCCCCGCCCGACCTGCCCCGGCCGACTGTCTGGGGCGTCATCACCCTCGAAACCCCGGAGACCGCATGGACATAGACCTACAAATCGACCGAGTCATAGACCGCGAGGCCGGCTACATCGACCACCCCGCCGACCGAGGCGGACCCACCAAATACGGCATCACCCTCAAGACCCTCGAAAACTGGCTGGGTCGGGCCTGCACCGCTCAGGACGTCCAAGCCCTGGGCAAGAGCGTCGCCCACGAGATTTACTATAGCTGGTATTACATCAAGCCCGGCATCAACGGACTGCCGGGCTTGATCCAGCCCTTGATGCTGGATATGGCCGTCAATCACGGCCGTGGACGGGCCTCACAATTGCTGCAACAAACCCTAGCCGCCCACGGTTTCGACTGCGGCGCGGCGGATGGCAAAATCGGCGAAAAAACCGTCCGCGCCGCGGGCCTTGCCACCGCCCAGATGGGCGAAGGCCTTATCGCCGCCCTGGTTGAGCACCGCAAAATCTTTTACCGGGCCATCGCCAGAACCGACCCCAGCCAGCAGGTATTCCTCAAAGGCTGGATCGCCCGCGCCGACGCCTTCCTGACCATCCAGGCCGCCAGCCATGGCTAAGCCCGACGACATCACCACCACCGGCATCGCCGTACTGTTCGACATCAACCAGCACAACCTGCGGGCCTGCATAGACGCCGTTCCGGGTTTCCCCAAGCCGGTTTGGCGTGGCGCGGTGCGGATTTACAGCTTGGCTGCTATCCAGGCCTGGGCGGACGGCATCGAAGACGGCGGCGGCGATCCGTCCGAATTAATCCGCGGAGCCTATCGCCAGCACCAAGCCGCCCACCGCTACGGCGATGTACCGAGCGACCCGGTGATCGCCAGCCTACAAAAGGACTTTGCCGTCGGTCGTTTTATGACAGATGAACAAAAACAGGCTTTCGAAGCCCGCCGCCTGGCCGCCGGTTCGCGGCAAAACCGGCAGCGAGTTATCCAACGCATCCGCCCGGACTGGTACTAACACCCCGCCGGCCCGGCCAGACCCGTAAAAGCACAAAAGCGCAAAATCGTATTTGAGATTTTCAGTATTTACGACAAATCGGCCGCCACTAAAAACAGGTGGCAATGCCCACAATATCGGTTATTCACGTCGCCCTGGTTGTAGCTGATCCGCCCGCACTGCTGGCAAAAAATACCGGCCAGGCCGGTTTCCGGATCCTTGGTCAACAGATAGCTATCGCGCAGCCGCGTACCGCACAGCGCCACATATTCCGGCCGCCACGGCCCGTAATGATTGCTGCGGGCATTCTCGGCGATCGCCTCGGCGACCGTGTAGCGGGTGGTTTCTCCCACCTCGAACTTTGGATAAAACACGCCTTTTTCGGCCCGCATCGCCTGGCGTTGGCCGTTCAGCACGCCCATGAAAAAGCATTCATCCCCGCGTTCCACCCAGGCGTGGGCGTAGGGCTCGCCGTCCGGCATCGAGCAAATGCCATGCACCAAAACCAACCGGTGATATTCCGGCGGCTCGGCCGTCACCCAGGCCTCTATCAGATCCATGGCGTCGTCGAAACAGCTATGGGTGGGGAATAGTATTTTTTCGCTCATGCTCAATGCCGGGTTGAATTTTTCCGGGCCAACCGCCCGGCCAGCTCCAGCCCCATATCCACCGCCCCGCGTTCCAGGCGATCCGGATCGCGGCGCAGCGGATTGTTGACTATGGTCTGGCAATCCTTGGACCTAATATTGAAAACCACCGCCTCCTGGCGGCGCGGGTGATGTTCGATGCTGTTTTCGGGTATGCCCTGCTCGGCCGGTTGTATTAACGTCCAGGCCTCGCTGATATGCAGCACCATGTCCACGCCTTCCGCGCTCACCAGGGTTTCCATGACCCACGACAGCCGGCGCTTGTCCGCGTCGTTTTCCAAATCGACATCATCGACGAAAGCCATTTGTAGGCGGCCGTCGACCTTACGCCCGGCGAACAGTAGCGACGGCACCTGGCCCAAATCGGCCAAGGCTTTAACCGCTATACCGTAACCGAATGCCGCCGCCGCCTCGAAATCGTCCCGGCCGAATGCGGCCTGGCTGGTTTTTGTGTCCATGCGCTAATCCGGCCAAAAATCCGGATTCATCAGCTGCGCAAAAACCCACGGACAAGCCGCCGGCATTACGTTGAGTATCCCGGTCTCGCCCTCCGCCATCCGCCGACCGTCTTCCCAGGCCTCGTCCCAGAAATCGTCGGTTTTTAAATCTGCCTTCAGGCTCGGCGTTTCCTCCAGTCGCCGCGCGATCCGCCTGCGCTGCTCCTTGATCGTCAGCTCCCAGCTTTTACCGCGCCGTTCCGGCTGGAATTGCCACTTCAGCAAGTGCGCCAACAACAGCGCCATCCTGCTTTCAAACTCGTGTCGCTCGGCTTTCCCCACGTCCTCAATCTCGTCTGCTAAATGTTCCAGGTCCAGCTGGTCCCACCGCCCGGCCCGGATAAATCCCGCCTGCTCGATGCTCCAGGCGATCACGTCGTTTTCGTAACTCGTCATTCTCACCCTCCCTCAATTCCGCCCGGTTTTATCCGGATAAGGCGTGGCCGACGGCAATTCATGCCCGGCGATATCGTGCCGGGTCAAAACGGCTTTAATCTCGGCCATGGCTTCTTTTAATTTCGGGCTGTAATCAATTTTTGCACTTTTCATGTTTTCCCCAAACTTACAAATCAGTTTTTACGCTTTCCCGTATTTCTGCAAAAGCAATTCCCGCACCTCGTCGCTAATCTTGGTGCCCCGATCCGCGCATTGGGCCTTGATGGTCCGATGCAGGCTGGCCGGAATATCGATGGTCAGGCGCTTCATGGTTTCCGCCTCGCCGGTTTCGCGTTTATCCACCCAGGCGTCCGCTGCTGGTTTCGCGCTCGGCCTCGCGCCGATGGCCACCTTTTTACCGCTCATAAAAACCGCTCCAATATTTCCAATTTAACCGCATCGATCTCGCGCGCCGCCGCGCCGTTGGCAACCGCCTCGAACACTGCCTGGCCTGTCGCCGCCGTTTCCGCAAACACCACCCGCTGTGCCACCGCCGCCGCCAGAACCGGCACGGCGTAAGCCGCCAGCGCCTCGACCACGTCGCGACCGATAGCCGTATTTGTAATTTTGCGATTTATTACAAATGCGCTTTTGATGTTTTCTTTATAAATCCGCGCCTCGGCGATCAGCTTCACCACCTCGTCGGCGGCCCAGATGTCGTAGGGCGAAGGCTGCACCGGGATCAACACCAGATCCGCCGCCATGATCGCCGAGCGAGCCAGGTCGGTCACGCGCGGCGGGCCGTCGATCACGATGTGGTCATAGCCCTGGCCCAGCGTGCCGATGTCCTTGTGGATCGATGGCCGGGGAAACCCCACCACCGAGAACAGCGGCTCGGCCACGCGCGCCGCAGCCCAATCCAGGGCGCTGCCCTGCGGATCAGCGTCGATCAACAGCACCCGCGCCCCGTCCGCCGCCAAGCTGGCCGCCAGATTGACGCTAAGCGTGGTTTTGCCCACCCCGCCCTTTTGATTCAATACGCCGATAATCATGATTTCCTGTTTTGTAAGTGTACGGTTTTGTGATTATACACAAAATCGCAAATAATGAAATAAAGATTTCATCAAATCAGTTCGGCCGTGTCTATGTCAAAGATTTCAGCGGCCATTGTTTCGCCGCAAATCTCGACAACCTCTTTTGCGCTGATGACTTCGGGGTTATGCCCTTTTTGCAACAAAACGAATCCCCCTAAAAGGTTGGTATAAATCATGGCGTTGTAATCGTCGTTCATAACCTCTCACTTAAATGTGTTTTTGCGTAAATTTACAAATTCACAGTTCATTAAAAAATACTGGTTTGCGGATCGCGTTTGAATTCAAACCGAACCGCCTTGACGCGACGGCCGGCATTGATGGGTTTCCATTCGATTAGCCAGCCGTCTTTTTCGGTGAGTTCCTTAACCGCTGGATCAATGATTTTTCGGCGTATAGCGGCGAAGTCGCTACGTTGCTTCTCTGTGGCGCCCATTGAAGCCGCAAAATCCTCAATGGTATATTCCGCCCATCCGGTCGATTCAAACCGCATCAGCAGTTCCAACAGTTTCCAAGAACTAGCAGAACGCAAGGCACTGGCTTGGCGTAACTGATAGCTGGTAAATTGGCGTTTAAGGCCGGTTAAATGGGGCAACAGATTCGGCCACCAGTACAACTCTACCCATCCTTCGCCATGTTGGTAATCGGCCTGCCCGATCCAGTGCATTCGGGAGACTGTCGGCTCCAATGGTGTGCCATCCCGTCGGTGCGCGGGTTTGTAGAATGTAATAACCCGATTGAGCAGTGACTTTGATCCGCTCTGTAACTGCTCGTAGGCCGTATTTAAATCAACCTCGAAGGTTTCCGCGTATTCCGCCGCCGTGATCTTGGTGCGTGGCACATCTCCGGGCGGCAGCGCGCGACGGCTGTCCAGTTTGGATATTGCTGTCGCCACAATCCGTTTTTCAGCCAGCGTCAGGCCATGCCCGGCCCTTGTCAATGCGTTGCTCATTGTTACCCGCATGTCCCCATTTAACCGCCCAAGGCTTAAATCGTACCGCACCGCTTTCTCACATGTCATTCTGCCATCCTCCGGGTTTTTCTGCTGATTAAATAGAGGGCAGAATACCATGATTCTGCCTGTTTGTCTTTAGGCAGGATAACCCGGAAAAAGGCAGGATAACCCGGAAAAAGGCAGGATAAACCCGGAAAAAGGCAGAATAGCACCCCTCAAGGCCACGGCTGGCGCGGCCTCCCGCTCTTATAAACAAGAGAAAAACAAGATTAAAAAGGGACGGCCCTGCGCCGCCTGGGGATAAGTCGATTTTCCCAGGCTTGGATTCATGACGATTTCCCACAAAAAATTAAAAATCAATCCTGCCATTTTTACGGTCACGGACAATTGCCCGGAAAGTAGGACATTTGAGTGAATTGAAAATCAATCCTGCCATTTTCCGGGTTAAACGGGCTTTTGCTACAAAATCGACGTTGCAAAACCGACTCCTTTTTCAATCCCCGGCCAAGGCGGCCGAACTCTGCCGGCTTGACCCTTGCAAAACACCGTTGCACAATCCTAAGTTTTGCGAAGGGGGTAAAACATGCTCATCGGTTACGCGCGAGTCTCCACCCAGGACCAAGACCCGGCCCTGCAAATCGACGCCCTGATCGCGGCCGGTTGCGAGACGGTTTATCGGGAAACGGCCAGCGGCGGACGATGGGACCGGACCGAGTTGCAAATCATGTTGGGCTACTTGCGGCGGGGCGACACGGTGGTTGTCTGGAAACTGGACCGGCTGTCGCGGTCGTTGCGTGATCTGCTGGCCATCATCGAAAAACTGGACCGGCTGGGCGTGGGATTCCGAAGTTTGACAGAGGCCATCGACACCACCACCCCGGCCGGGCGGATGATGTTGCAGATGGTCGGGGCCTTTTCGGAATTCGAGCGGGCCTTGATTTTGGAGCGTAGCCGCGCCGGGGTGATTGCCGCCAAACAGCAAGGCCGGGTAGGCGGCCGCCCGCCCAAACTCAGCCGGGAACAAAAAAAGGAAATCGTGCGCATGGTGCAAGCCGGCGAACGCTCCGCCGCCAGCGCCGCCAGGCTATTCAAGGTCCACCCGGCCACCGTCAGCCGCCTGCTGGCCGAGATCGAACCTGCGGTCTGAACAATTTTCAAACAATCTAAGGAAACCGTTTTTGTAACAAAACCTTAATACTGTTCAATTGCCGAAAATCACCGACTTTTCCACAGCAACTGGGGATAAGTCACCGCCGGCAAGCCTGGGCGATCACTTCGCCGGCCCAGGCGTTCAGGCTCTTGCCCGCCGCCCGTGCCGTAATCAGCGCGGCGGCGTGGACTTCCGGCCCCACCCTCAGCAGCAGCTTGCCGTTGCTGGGTTTTTCCGGGTGCTTGCCTATCGCCTCGCAGGTCGCCAGGTAATCGTCGACGGCCTCCCGGAAGGCCGTGGCCAGCTCGCCGACCGATTCGGCATGGAAGCCTATCACGTCCTGGATGCCCAGCAGCCGACCCACCAGCAGATTGTCGCGGGGATCGAAATCGATGCGGGCCTGATAGCCCTTATAAGTCATGGTATTCACGGTTTTTTGACTCCTATCGCCAACAGAAAATCACGCGCCTGATCCACTTGGTAGGGTTTCGCGTCCTTGGACGGGTGCGGGCGGTGGAAAGCCGCGACCCTGCCCGCTAATTCAAACCGCACCCGCGACCCGTTGCCCTCGATTACCCGGCAGCCTAGCGCCACCAATAGCGCCTCGATTCGCGCCCATTCCAGCGCGGACGGGGTAGGCTTGGCAAAAATGGCGGCAAGGGTCTTGGTATGCTTGGAATTCACAAGAGCGATGCTATCACAATTCGATAGCAAAATTAGTAGGCGGAGGTAATCCCACCCGGCTGAAAAAAGTATGGGATGAAAGCCGAGCCGGCCAGTCCGCTGAGGTGCTGAAATCGACGTCCGGCATCGCCGATGAAATTTCAGCGAACAGCCGGGTGCTGGTCGCCAGATTGGCGAGCCTGATCCAGGAACATAACGCGCAGACCGTCAAAACGGTCGAGAAAAATATCGAGGAAGTCCGGCGCATCGCCAGCGAACAAAACCTGGCGGCAGAGCAGGCGCTGATTCACGCCGCGCAAACCATCGAGGATTTGGAATTAGCCCTGGCCGATGCCGACGAAAAAATCAATGACGCCGTCGCTGAGGCGGCGCGACTTCGCGAAAAGCTGCCCAATACCCAGCAAGAAACTGACTCGGGCCTGGACGGCTAGTTACTTAATTACTTACTTAGTTACTAACTAAATTAGTAACTAAGTTATTTACTAAATTAATAAAAAGTTTAAACTAGCCGTACCAACACTCAAAAACATTGGAGAACGCCATGCGCCCCATCGAATACACCCCCGAGCAAATCATCGAAGCCGGCCTGGACCTGAAAGCCGCCGGCCGCAACATTACCGGATTCGCCATTCGCCAGAAACTCGGCGGCGGACATCCCACCCGTCTCAAACAAATCTGGGAGGAACACGCCAGCACCCAGGCCGTTACCCGATCCGAGCCGGTCGCCGATCTGCCGGCGGAAGTCGCCGAGGAACTGGCCACCGTCGCCAAGGCCTTGACCGACCGTTTGACCCTGCTGGTCGTGGAACTCAACGACAAGGCCGTCAAGACCGCCGAGCGGCGGGTGGCGGACGCGATCCACAGCGCCGGCCAGCAGCGCGAAATCGCCGAACGGGAACTGGCCGACGCCACCACCACCGTGGAAGATCTGGAAACCCAGCTGGAAGCCACACAAGCACGTCTGGATCAAATCGATCAATATGCCGAAGGTTTGAAAGAGACCTGCCAAACACAGGCCGTGGAAGCCGCGAAAATGAAGGAACGCCTGGCAGCATCCGAACAATCCCTAAAAACCGCCCAGGCGCAACACACGGCGGAAATTAGCCGCATCAAAGACAACGCCGAGGCCGACCGCGCCCTGTATCACCAGGAAGCTGAGGCGTTGCAACTCAAGCTCGACAACCTGCAAGCCATGGCCGACGCCTTGCATCAGGAACTGGCCACCGTCAAGGCCAAGGCCGACGCCGCCGTCGAAAGCCGCCAGGACGAGCGGCAACGCGCCGCCGCCGAACTCAACCGCGCCGCCGAGCGCATGGCCAAGCTGGAAGACAAGGCCGGCGCCGCCAACAAGGAAGCCAAGGCCGCCCGCGAGGAAGCCGCCCGCTTGGCCGGCAAGGTGCAGGGATTGGAGACGGTTTTGCAGTCTGGAACTGCAAATTCGGCAAGCTAAATTTTGCGACTTATCCCGCATTTATCGCCCATCAGTGTTTACTTGGTGCGATAAACGTGGGATACTATACCCGTACTAAAGAAAAACCTTATCAACTGATCGGCTCGTAGGGCCGGGGGAATGAACATCATGACTAGACAACTCACCGAAGCGGCCCGCGCCGCCGCCGCCATCAAAGCCGAACTGAAAGCCCTTGGCATTAAAGCCAGCGTAAAAAGCGAAAATTACAGCATGGGCAACAGCGTATCCGTGACCGTTACGGACCAGCCGCCGGCCATGCTGGAACAAATCAAAACTTTATGCCGCAAATATCAGTACGGCCATTTCGACGGCATGACCGATTGCTACGAATACACCAACCGCCGCGACGACCTGCCGCAATCGCAATATGTGTCGGTCAATCACAAAATGACCCCCGATTATGTGCAAACCTTGATCGACAAGGTTAACGCCCGTTATGGCCTGGCGGTGACCTTTGAAGAATATGAATACCGCCCTTGGGCGATCAAGTTTCGTTCGGCTTTCGGCGCCAGAGATTTCGGCGACGAAGTTTATCAACTGTCGACCGGCGCCATCGACTATGACGCCTACGACCGCCACTGGCGCCGCGAGGACGAGATTTTCAAAGAGCTGGCCGCCTGCTTCGACATCGATCATTTAAGCCGTGACGAGGGCGTCGGCGTGTATTTTAACGACGACAACGTCTGGCGAATCAGCTCAACCTATAGCCACGACCGCATCGAAATCGCCGACGATTTTGAAACCCCGGCCGTGGCCATGGCCGCCCGTATCGCCACCGCATACAAGGGTCGTGTGGAAGATAACCGCCGCGAACAGGCCGCCCGCGCCGCCATCGACGCCCGCAACGCCAAACCCATCGAACCCGTCGCCGTGGCTTATACCGACAAACGCCTGGTCGCCTATTTCCCGCGCTGCAATAAAAATAATGGCCTAGCCGAGAACGACCAAGAAATCCTCGACGGCCCGGTAAAAACCCGGATCGTGGTTAAAAAAGTCATCACCTTGAGCGCCGAAGACTATCAGCTCGTCTCCGAATCGTTGCTGGTTGATCGCGGCTACCTTTGGGAAAAGATCGGCGGCGGACAAATCGAGGATAACTATCTGGCCGGCTTGGTTGAGGGATCGCCCGAATATTGGGACGCCTGGCGGGAACATAGCGAAACCTTGGTCGTGCAGGTCATTAACCACTTTACCGGCGACCGCTTTCTAGTCAATAGCGAGGGTTACGACTACGCCCGATATGTCGGCCGCACCGTTAGCTGGTATTTCGGCCACTTGAAACCGACGACCAAAACCACGGCGCCCGCTAAATCAACCTTGCATTAATTTTGCGGCCTGTCCCGCATTTATCGCACCTCAGTGTTTACTTGGTGCGATAAACGTGGGATACTATAGCCGTACTAAAGAAAAACCCAATCAACTGATCGGCTCGTAGGGCCGGGGGAATGAACATCATGAAAACCCAACACCAAACCAGCGGCTATGACCGCAACCAATACGGCGCATTGATCTGGACCGGCGGCAAAGCCCCGGCCACATTGACTAACGGCCGTAAATTATTGAGCCGCGCTATTGCCAGCGGCGCCCTGCCGGCCGAATACATCAGCACCGACAAAAAAGGCCGGGGCGACTGTTTGAATTATGACGTTTATGACGCGGCTCGCGGCGCGGTGCTGGTGCAACGTCGCCACACCACGCTGGACAAATACGGTGCCCACCCGCAAAAAGATTATTTTTTGATCCGCTCCGCCGGTCGCGGGGTGGACGTGTCGCCGGTGGCGCATAAATCCATGATCGTCAAATGGTCCAACCATGCCAAAAAACTCGGCGACATCATCAAGGCCGACGCCGGCCTGGTCAAGATCGACACCAGCCCCAAAACCGAGGTCGGCTATAAAGCCGTCACCAAAAACCCCGCCGGTCATTATGTCTCGGTCTGGGACGGCTCGCCCTGGGCGCTGGGCCGCGAGCGGGTCGAAAAAGCCAGCAAGGACCACAGTGGCGGTTTTTATTATTATCCCAGCGTCGCCCAATGCCGCGCCGCCGCCCTGGCTAACGACATTTTCGGCGAGGCCCGCAGCCATCAAAATTTATTCATCGTCCGGGTGCTGGTCAACGGCGCCCGTTATCAAGTGTTCGACGCCAAACATTGCGCCTCGCGCCTGACGCCGGTCGCCCTGGTCGAGCAAACCAATTAATTTAAACCCGCCGCAGGGACGCGGCCCCAACCAAGGAAAACCTCATGGCCACCAAAAAAAGCGTATTCCTGGCCGACCTCACCGTCGCCTGGATCGAGACCACCACCCAGAAAGACCACGCCGCGCACGATGGCCCGAAATGGTCCGAGGCCATCAACGCCACCTTTGAGCAATTCCGGTTTTTGATGCGCGAGTCGCTGCCCGATTTGAGCCAGGACGAATGGACCATCATTTTGAATGTTTACGCCGGCTGTTATTTCCCGGCGCACGGCGTACCGGCGCGGATCGCCTCGGATATGATGGACAACGTCGGCGCTGTATCCGTCGAAGATTTAACACCGGATTATGCCGCCCTGGTGCGCAAGGTCCACGCCCTGAGCCAGCCGCAGCAGCTGGCCGTGCTGTATTTCGTGCAAATTTTCTGGTCGGCGAATTGGACCGGCGACTGGCCGGACATCGTCGCGGCCATCAATGCCAGGTTTTGATCGCGTTTGAACATGCGTCCGATTACGCTACGCTAATCTGACCTACGCGGGCTGGCCAAATCGCAGCGCCAGGCGCAATCCGCCGCCATGGCCAGCGGTCCCCGTCTCGACGCCGCCGCCTTGCGGATGATGTCGGGCATGGCGGGTAACTAGGTCAGCACGGTTGAGCCTGAAAGGTACACCGGCGGGATCGGCGCGCCGGTGTCGACGTCCACGCTGCCATAGATGCCGCCGATATTCACGCCGTCGTTGCTGCAATATCCCAGCACCCAGGTGTAATCGCCGGGCCCTGTCGTTTCCGAATAATTTTTGACGGTTTCCACGAAGCCGCCGCCGTCCGGGTTCGGCGACTCAAACCAACGCTCATAGGTTTTATAGGTCGTGACGGCCATGGTTTTGATGGTTTCGGAGATATGGTAGATCACATAAACGCCGGTCGATTTTCCGAAATCGATTTTGCCGACTACCTTCGATTCCGCGCTATAAGCGCCGGCTATCGGCAGCCCATAGGTATCGACGGCACTATTGGAACTGGCCTCGGTTAGTGTCAGGGAATGGATCGTCACTCCCCGCACCTTGATGGTATAGGTTCTGGATTGGCTGCCCGATTGATTATAAGTCGTTTGCAACGGCTCGTTGCCCGAGCCGTGGTATTCATGGGCGGAAAAACTCAAATTGTCGAACGATGTTTCGACCGAAAAAGGGATGCCGTAATAAGTGCAGTCGCAGACCGAGGTGTCGGTGGACGAATAATTGCTCGAATCGGTGCCGACGTTTAGCCAATAGTGGTCCTTGCCGCCGCTGTTGTAAATATAATCGAAGGCGGCTTGATAGCTGGCCAACCCGGACCCGGTATGATCGGTCGTATAAGTGCTGGGGTCGCCGTGCGGCGCCAAAATATAAAAATGGTCCAGCGCCCAAACCGCCTCGAAGACCACCACCTCGACGGGCGGCTTGCAAGCCGGCGGGTGGCTATAAAAGCCGATCACGGTCGGCGTGCCCAGCGGATTGACGTCGACAATCACCCGGTCGCCGTCCTGATAAATCGGCTCCGCACAAGGATTCTCGAAGGCCACGCCGTCGGCATATTCGCGCTGCTCGAAGCTGATAGGCGCCGCCCCGACCCTGATCACCGGAAAAATGGGCTTCAGGTTAACCAGGCGGCTGGAATGTTCCGGCGTGTTCCATTGGCCGTCGAACTGCACCCGGCGGGCGACGACGTCGACGATGGTCGCCACCCGATAGCGCCCGCGGTCGCGTTGGGCGGCCGGCAAAATGCCTAGATTGAACCACACCGCCGCCGGTCCGGAGGCCATCGGGTGTTGCAGCCAGGTATCTGGCCCCGCGCCGCTGGCCAACAACCACACCCCGCTATCGTTGCGGATTTGCTGCGTGATGGGGTCGCGCTGCAGGCAATAATCGATTTCGATGCAGCCGACGGTGCCGCTTAAGGTCTCCACCCGCTGCACGCACCAGGCCTGGGCGGTGATTTCCGCCGGGCAATACTTGTTCAGATAATCGCGGTCTTTTTCCAGACCCTTTTTGCGCAACTTCTCACGGTTGATGTTGGAAGCTATCATGTCGCAAGGCGCCTTGGTTCGATACAAATCCTCGGTTAGCTGGTCGATTTGCGCGGCGTCGGCGATGTATTTTTCCGGCGCGGTAGCGGTCAGGTAGGCGTTGAGGGCGGCGGCGGCGGCCTGGTATTTGATTAGGGCGGCGGCCTTTTCGGCGGCCAGGTCCGCCAGACGCTTGTCGATGTCGACCAGTTGCGCCGCGATCAGTGCCAGGCGCTGGTCGACGGCGGCGTTGTCAAATTGTAGCCGCACCCGGTACAAGCCGCCGCCCAGGTGGGCGTCGATGATGGCCGCGCCCATTAGACCGCCTCGCTGATTTCCATGATGGCGGTGACGGTATCGACTATCAGGATGATGCCGTCCACCGTGAAACTTTCACCGTTGATCACGGCGGTATCCAGCGGCCGCAGCCTTGGGTCGATCCGGCAACGGTAACGGCGGCGGCCGGCGTCGCTGGCGCGGGTGATGGCATCGAACAAGGTCATGCTGCGGGCCTCGGCTGGCGTCAATGTCTGGTAGCCGCTGAGGGTGCCGGTAGTGCCGGCGCGGCCGCCCTGGTTGGTGCTAAGGCTATCGAAGGGCACGGCCGCCATTTCAAAACTGGCCTGCTGGCCGTCCAGGTAGCGATAAATCCGGGTGACACTGAGCGTGCCGTGCGGGCGGACGGCGATGCCGGCGGCGTAAGCGTCGGCGCCCGGCACCACCGCCGACAAATACACCCGGTAAGGGTCGGCGCCCATCCGGATCTGGAAGGACGACAAAGGCAGCGCCAGGTCGGGCAGGCCGTCGGCCGCGCCGCTGAGCCGGCAGCGGTACACCGTAGCCACCCAATGATTGACGATAGGCCGCAGCGCCTTGACGACCGGCGAGGCGCCGACCAGGGCGATCACCCCGGCGCCGATGGCTTGAGGCGTGGGTCGTACCAGCCCGGCGCCGGCAACGGAAATCACCCCGCCGCCGGTGAATTCCGAACTGGCGATCCAACTAAATGTTGCCACCGGCACATAGGCGGCCTGGGCGAATGAAAACGACGCGGCGGGCGTATAGGCCATAATCTATGCCGGCACCAACGGACCCTGGCTGATGGGTTGAGCCAGGTCGGCCACCAGTTCCCAGGCATCGGTCACGCCGTTGTCGTCGCAGCGGCCGCCGGGCGTGGTCGGCCAGACGGGCTCGGTCGCCCCGGACTGGCCGGCCACCAGGCGTTTGTAATAATACGGCGTGGCGGCGGGGTTAAGCGGCAAGGCCCTGTCGTCGACCGCATACAGCCCAGCCGGCCGCCAGGGTTCGCCCTGATCCGGGTAGACCGTGACATTCACCAGCGAGGCGTCCAGCACCGGCAGGATGAAAGCCGCCGCCGTTCCGCGGCCCCGGCCGGCGAACACCCCGGCCATCGTCGCGGCCACGGCCCTGAAATTCACCGCCGCCAGGCTTTCAGTCAGGGCCAGCGATAATTGATTAAAACTCCAGCTCATCGCCCGGTTATTGGTGCCGCTATAAGCCACGGCGGCGAACCTCGCCAGGGCCGGCGCCCAGGCGACTGCATACCAGGCATTGGCCGCGGCCTCGCTGCGAGTCGTCCAGCCCAGGCCATCCGCCGATGTCATCACCCGGCCGGTGCCGCTATCGGCCACCGCCACGAACAATCCCAGCTCGGCCGCCCAACACACCGAAAACCAGGTATTAGCGGCGGCCGCCGCGCGGACGGTCCAGTTGATACCGTTCGTCGAAATCATCACCCGGTTGGTGCCGTCATAGGAAACCGCGACCAGCACGGCCAGCTCCGGCGACCAGCACACCGAAATCCAGCTATTGTTGGCCGCCGAGGTGCGAATGGTCCAGGTAATGCCGTCCGGCGAGGTCATCACCCGGTTGCCGGTGCCGGTCAATCCCACGGCCACGAACAGGCCCAGCTTCTTGGCCCAAACCACCGAGGTCCAGCCGTTATCGGCCGCCGAGGCGCGGGCGGTCCAGGTTATGCCGTCGGGCGAGGTCATCACCCGGTTGCCGGTGCCATCGGTGGATACCGCCACCAATAGACCCAGATCGGCCGCCCAGCACACCCCGTTCCAGGCGTTATCGGCCGCCGAGGTGCGGGCGGTCCAGTTAATGCCATCGGGCGAGGTCATCACCCGGTTGCCGGTGCCGGTATTGGCAACCGCCACGAACAAGCCCAGACCGGCCGCCCAGCACACCGCCATCCAGCTAATATCGGCCGCCGATACGCGGGCCGTCCAGGTTATACCGTCGGGCGAGGTCATCACCCGGTTGCCGGTGCCGGTACCCGCGACCGCGACGAACAAAGCCAACTCGGGCGACCAGCATAGCGAATACCAGGCATTGTCGGCGGCCGAGCTGCGGATGGTCCAGGGATCGGTCAAGGCCATCGTCAACCTCCGGCGATATGAATAATGGGCGTTACACTGTAGGTCTCGTTGGCGCCCACCGTTACCGCCGCGTCCTGCACCTCGATGTCCAGCAACCTGGGCGCGGTGCCGGTGGTGCAGATAAAAAAGCCGGTGATGGCCGCATTGAAGGCGCCGCCGTCGGCGGTAAAAATCTGCTTGGCGTAACTGCACACCCCGGAGGCGTTGACTGTCCAGCCGCCGTCCGCCAGGCTGATGCGGGCGTAATTGCCGCCGCTGGGTTCGATGATGTCCGTTAGCAGCGTGCCGTTGCCGAGGCCGGCGGTGTTGGTCATCAGACCCAGCGCCAGGCCGACGCCCCGGTCGGGGTTGGATTGATTAAATATCAACTGGCCGGCCAGCTGCCGGCCTTCGTTCGGGGTATAGGTCGTCGGCATGGCTTATTCGCTTATTTGTTGATTGACCAGAAAGCGGATTTTCAAAAACCCGCCATCGTCCATCTTTTCCACCACCCCGGCATAAACCCCGTCGCCTGGCGACACCAGGATGGCGCTATGCGTCATCACCAGGGCATTCAGGCGGGCGCGGGTGGCAACGTCGAGGCTTTTCAATACGATCACGAACACCGCGTCGCTGGCCGTGTAGCCGTTGTCGACCAGGATGCAGCCGCCGTCCAGGGTAGCGGTGCGGCTGACGCGGCGGGCGATGCCGCTAAAATCGCTGTCGGCCGGATCGGCATCCAGCAGAAAATCGCCGCCTAAATCGAACAACTCGGCACAAATTGAAATTAACATCAGATACCTACCAGCATCGCCAAACCCTGCTGGGTGGCTTTGACCTGGGTATATTTCAAAATCTTGTCGAACACCAGCTCCAGCTCCGGCGCCAGCTCGCGGGCGTCGATGCTGATCAGGGGTTCGCCGCTGGTCAGGCGATAAGTTTCGGCTTGCAACTTGGCGACGATGGCGTCGGTAAATGACTTCTTGACCGCCAGTTCCTCGTCCAGCCGCCGCTCCATATTCTTGGCGGCGCTCTTTATTTCCTCCGCGCCGGTAAAGCCGGCTTTTTTGGAGAAGGTTTCCCATAAACTGGTGGTGCCCTGGGTCAGGGTGCCGATCACTTCCGAGGTGGCCTGCAGGGCGGAATTGATGCGGGCGGTGTCGGCCTCGATGTTGGCCACCTGCAAATCGACGGCGGCCTTGACGTCGATTTCGTAGCGTTTGTTGGCCAGGTCGCCCATGGCAATCTTGAAATCGTCGGCCTGTTTTTGGGTGGCCAGCAAGGTATCCTGGACGGTTTTCCATTCCTTGCTGCCCTCGGCGCCGGCCTTGGCGGCGTCCTGGGTGGTCTTGGCCAGCGCCGTGGAAGCCGTGGCCGCGCCAAACGCGCCGTCGTGTATTCGCCACAATCCGCCTTCCAGGGCAATGGCGGCGTTGTTGCTGCCGGCCATGTTTTCGGCCACGTATTTCTGGGCCTCGTCCAGAGTCTTGAAGCCCTCGGCGGCCTTGTTAGTGGCCGCGCCGACGCCGCTGGCGGTGTCGACCAGCTTTTTGATTTCCTCATCGGTGCGGCCGCTGGCGTTGCCGATGCTGTCGATCTTGCCGGATAGCGGGTCCAGCGTGAAGCCGAACTCGGCGAACTTGCCGACCAGGGCGGCGGTATCCACGCCCAGCGACTTGAAATCGTCCCTGGGACCTTGCGAGGCATCGCCAACCTTGGTGATGGCCCGAGCCGCCTGATCGGATCCGCCGGTCAAACCGCCGACCATTTGCGTCCACGCCTGGTCGATGTCCCTGCCGTTGCTTTCCAGATTCTGGCTGATGCCGTCGGCGGTATATTTCAGCTCCGACGCCATGTCCGAGAATTGCTTGCCGGTATCGCTGGCACCCAAGGCGCTGAGCAATTTGCCCAGGGCGAAGGCGGTGCCCTCGGCGAAAGTCGTGATCGCCAGCGCGGCGCCGTCGAAAGCGACCTGCAGATAATTGGTAAAAATCCGCGACGCGCCGACCAGAAAATCGAACACATGGCCGATATCGGCCTGCGACTCTTTCAGCACAAACAAGGTCGTGCCCATCATGGTGCCGAATTCGCCGAGGATGGTCAGCGTCCCCAGCAACTTGCCGCCCGCCAGCTGGGTTTCCGTCGATGATTCGCCGAGCTGCTTGCCCGCCTCGCCGATCGCCGAAAAAATCGGCGTGAACTGGTCGACGATGCCGCGCGTGACGTTGACCAGCGCGGTGATGATGTTAACGGTGGTTTGCAGGGTTTTTTGCAATCCCTCCACCGTGCTGATGTCGGCGCCGTCGAAAATGCGATTAAAGGCATCCTTGAAAGTGCCGCCCAACTCGCCCAGGCTATCCAATAATCCGGACCAATCGATGCCCTTGAAGGCATCCGGCAGGTTGCGGGCCACGGTCTGCAACAGGGCCTCGAATTCGGCCAACTGCGGTTTCAATGCGTCGAACAGCGGCGCCAGGCCGCCGGCCTCCACGGTGCGACGGAAGGCGTTCTCGATGTCGGTGGCGCCGCCGACGATGCCGGTAAACTCGCCCAGCACCTGGCTGCCCATCACGCGGGCCAGGTTTTCGAAGCCGACCTTGAACCGCTCGATCTGCACCTCCGCCGAGGCCAGCCGCATCTCGACTTCCTTGGCGGTGCTGCCGGTGACGGTCAGCGCCGAGGCCGTAACCTCGTTGACCTTGGCCAGGTTGTCGAACACCGTCACCAGCTTGGGCGCCTGCTCGATGCCGAACAACTGGCCGGCGAATACCAATTTCTGGTTCTGGTCGACGCTTTGGAAGGCGGTGGCCACGTCATAGAAAATATCCCGGCCGCTGCGCATCTTGCCGTTGAGGTCGAATTGCGACACGCCCAGCGCCTCCAGCGCGGTGGTGACCGGCTTGGCGTCGTCCACCAGTTTCAGCAAGCCGGTTTTCAGGGCTTCGGCGGCCAGGCCGCCGTCGCGGAATACCTCGATCATCGGCGTCAACAAGCCGGTGCCTTCCTCGAACGAAAAGCCCATGGTCTTGAGGATGGGCGCGACCCGGCTCATGCCCTCGGCCAGTTGGTTGATGTCGGTGGCGTAATCGTTGCTAACGTTGTTCATGGCCTCGATATAACGCGAGGCCACGCTGGCCTCGGCGCCGAAACCCTTGATGGCCGAGATCAGGATCTCGGAGGCCCGCGCCGCGTCGACGTCGCCAGCGATCACCAGATCCAGGGCGTTTTTTTGCAGCTCGGCCGCTTCGGCCGCCGTGAAGCCGGCCTGCTTAAAGTTGGCCACGCCTTGCAGCACCTGATCCGCCGAGACCCCGTATTGCTCGGACAGGGCGGTGACGGTGGCGGTGAAGGTCTCGATGGCCGGGTCGCCCTCCGACAAGACCTTGTTTAAATCGATTTGCGCGGTCTGGAATTTGGCGGCCTGCATCACCGCATAACCGCCGTAAGCCGCCGCCAGCGCGGCGATGGCGCCCTCGGCTTTTAGCAGGCTTTCGGTGAAATTGGCCACCGGCTGGGCGATGCGCTGGATGCCGGCGTCGAATGTCGTCAGGCTGCCGGCGATGCTGTCGACGGTGGCCTTGGTGTTTTTGTCGGTAGCGCCGAAGATGATCTCGACGGTTTTGCTTAAATCAGCCATTTAATGCCGCTCCCGGTTCCGCTCCCGATAATGCAGCTCCCACAACAACAACTCGGTGCCGGTAATCTCGCCCTCGGGGAACAGGCTGGGCTTGTGTTGGTAGAGGTAGCCGCCACGCAATTCCAGCAAACACATCAGCCCCCGGAGTTCGCTGTCGCGCCAGAGGCTTTGGGCTTTTTTACATCCATCCCCAGCCCGGTCAAGCGCACGATTTCATTGGTCAGGATGTAAAACTCCACCGGCCGCACCTCGGCCAGCTTCACGGCCAGGTCCAGGGTGATTTCCGGCGCCACGCTGCATTGCGTCAATTGCTCCAGGCGCTTGATGATTTCCTCGGGCGTGCCGGTATCCAGGCCGATAGCCTTTTGCAACTCCGCCACCTGATCGACGTTGGCGGCGATGGCCTTGACGATGGCGTCCACCGTTTTATTGCGGCCGGCGGCCTCGTTGGCCCTGGCCACCTCGCTGGCGGTCTGGCCGCGCACGATCCACATCGGCGCGGCATCGTCCCCGAACCAGGCCGCCAGGCCCGGCACCGCCACCTCGGCGGTGCGCGGCACGAAGCCGGCGGCCATGAAGGCCTTGGCGTCGAAGGGCATCAGGCGTTGACCTCGACCGCCGCCGCCTCGGCGCTGATGGTGCAGGCGGCTTGAATATTATCGCCGGCCGGGAAGGTGCGGCTGATGCCCAGCTTGCCCTGGGTCAGCAAATAAGGGGTTTTATAGCGGTCCGGATAGAACTTGAACCATAAAAATTCATTTTTCAGCGTCACCAGCGGATCGCCGATGCCGTCCTGCAGGTAGGCGGTGAATGCGCCCTGGCCCAGCGAACTGGACGAACTGCCCAGGGTGCCGGAATAAATCTGTTTGGAGCTGACGCTGTGCGTGGTCTCGGCCGGCACGAAATCGCTGGCCAGCGACACGTCGGAAAATTCCGGGTCGGCATAACTGGCATAGACTTTTTTCGGCAGGCTGCCGGTATGGATTTTCGGCAGCGCCGACTTGAATTGCACGCTGGCCTCGGCGTAATTGATTTCGAACAGCGGGTAGTCGTAGCGTTCCCGATGGCTGCCGACTACCTGGAAAATCTCGGCGGCGTCGATGGGCGCGGCGACGTTGCTGGTGGTGCGCACCTGGGCGATTTCCACGCTGCCCACCGGGATGAAGGGCGGGCCGCCGGCCGCGCCGCGAGTCTCGCTGAAGGCCGTGCCGTCGACGCCGGCCACCGCCGCCACGGCGCCGGTGCTGTCCACCGTGATGGAGGTCATGGCGTGGGTGTCGGTGGTCACGGCGCGGGTGATGGCCACGTCGGTGGCGGCGCCGACGGCGGTTTTCACCCCGGCCAGATAGACGCTGAGCGCGGCCACGTCCACCGTGTTGTTGCCCGCCCCGACCGCCGGAATCACCGCGCCGCCGGTAATCAGGCCGTTGGGCCGGACATCGGGCGCATAGCCGGACTTGCGGCTGAACAGGGTGGCGGCGGACTCGAACAGTGTCGCGTCGCCGCTATCGGTCAAGGCGCCCATGGCGTGGGCGGTTTGACCGGCCTCGTATTGCAGTTTTGCGTTTTCGGCGGTAGCCATAACATGCCTCCAGGGCTAGAAACCCCTCGCGGGGTGGATCAAAAAAATGTAGGTGCGAATTGATTCGCACGGTTGCAGGTCAAACCGTCGCCACCGTGTACGGGTCGCCAATCGGCGTCCGGTAGTCGATGTCGTAGATGCCCGACACGCTGGTGTAGCGGCTGCCGTCGTCGGCATAGCGCGGCGTCAGCCTGACGCGGTTGGTCTTGATCGCCAGCCCGCCCCAGCTGCGGTCGCCGCCACGCATCAAGGTTTCCAGCTCGCCCATGATGGCGTTGGCCTCCACCGATTCGTTGTCGATCGCCGCCCAGATAATCTCGACCGCCACCTGCATCCGGTTGGTCTGCACGGTGTATTGTTCGGCGATCTGGTCATCGCTGCCGTCCCACACCGACACGAAGCGGTCGCGGGTCTCGCCCAGGCTGCGCTGGGCCCGGCCTATGTCCAGGCCGGACAGCGGCGCGATACGGTTCGTCACGGCCTGCAAAATCTGTTCGCGCACGGTGTCGGCCATCTAAACCACCAGACAACGGGCAAACACCCCGTCGTCCTCGACGATGGCCTCCACCGTGTATTTTTTGGCCTTGTAGCTGAAGCGCGAACCCTTGGCCAGGCCCGGTACATCGGCCAGCGCCACATCGATGGCGAGGCGGCCCTCGGTCAAATAGGCCTCGCCGCTGTAGACCGGGTCGACGCCATCGTCCACCACCGCCCGGATCGCCAAATCGCCGCCACGGGCGTGGTAGATCACGTCGTCGCCCACGGCGGCCAGGATAACGGCGGGCTCCATTAGCGCGGCAAAATCGCTCATTTGCTGTGCCTCGTTACCACGTCCATCATGCCGTCGATCTGGTAACGCTCCGCGCCGACCGCCGCCAGGCAGGCCAGGTTGTAACGCACGCCAGCCACGCCGGCCTTGACCAGTTGCACGGCCTTGACGCCGGTCAACACCGGCGCGCCTTGCAGCATGGCGGCGGCGGCGGCGTCGGTGCCGGTGATCACGGTCACCGTGACGCTGACCACGCTGTCCACCGCCGTCAGCGGCAGGGACGAAAAATCGAAGGTCACCGGGATGATTTCCGCCGGCACCTTGTCGCTGATCTTAGCCATCAGGCCGCCTCCAGCACATAATCGCGGACCGGGTCCAGGGTGTAATGGCGCTCATTGGCGGCGATGGTCCAGCGATCCAGATACAATCCGGACCAGCCATCGCCCAGCGATAGCGCGGCGACAGCCAGGGCCTGGGTCAGCGAGGCGGCGGCCAAATCCACCCGCAGGCTGAGCGTGCCGCCGGCCGACGCCTGGGCGATGGCTGCGCCGCTCAAACCCTCGGCGGTGATTTGCAAATCGCCGCCGGCCAGGGCCGACACCCCGGCCGATCCGGCTAGAGCCTGGATCATAGACAAACCGCCGGCTGCGGTGGCGGTCACTTGCGCCGCGCCTAATAAATCCAGGGATTGAAACAGCGCCCCGGCGGCAGCGGCCGAGGCTTGCGCCGCGCCGCTGAGTTCATTGGCCAGTCCGGCGTCCAGGTCGGCGCCGGCCAGCGCGGCGGCCAGCGCCGCGCCGGACAATGAAATCGTCAAGGCGATGGCGGCCGATCCGGCTGATTCAGAAACGGCCGCGCCGGCCAAGTCCACGCCGCTCGCTAGATCGCCGCCGGCCTCGGCCGCCGCCGCCGCATCGCCGGCCAGGGCTTGCACTTGCGCCAACTGCCCGGCGGCCAGCGCCGCCGCTACCGCATCGCCGGCCAGATTAACCGTAATCGTGACCACGCCATCCGCCGTCGCCAGCGAGGCCGCCGCGCCGGATAAATCCAGGCCCATGGCCACCGCTCCTGCCGCGCCAGTCGTCGATAGCGCGCCGCCGGACAATCCCAGGCCCATGGCCAGCGCCGCGGTCGCCGAAGCGGCGGCGGTCGCCGAAGCGGCCAGGCTAACCGCTAAAACCGAATTGCCGGCGTTGACGGCGGTAGCGTTAAGGGCGGATGAATTCAGCATGAGCTAGGGAGCCAGAGTCACGGCCAGGCCGAACAGGGCGTCGACCTGTTCGGCGGTCAGCGATAAGGCGGTCGCCATCATCTCGATCTTGGGGTGATTGCGGGAGAATTGGGTGTAATGCCCCCAGGCGTCCTGCAATTCCTGGTCGCCAGCGGCGATCACGGTCTCGACCGCCTGACGCAGACCCAACTGGCTCAAGGCCTGGCGGATTTGATAGGCTGAGGCCACCAGCACAGGGGTGGGTTCCTGGTGGGGTTCCGGGGTGTTGCCGGCGGCGATCCAGGCCAGGATCGCCTGATAATCGCTGTTTCCGTCCGCCATTGGCACGAAGGTTTCGCCGTCGACCGTATAACCGTTGGCCGAAATTTTGACGTGGTTGATGTCCATTAATTGGGCCTCACAATTCCGCCGACGCGGTTATGGTTCCCGGTGTATAGCTGCCCCCGCTGCTTATGGCGGAGGCCGAATACGTTACGATGCCATGTTGTAGGACGTGATGTATTGTCCCGTTTTCAACCGTGATTGTTGGCAACGCCCTGAGTAATTGTCCGAAATAGGTCTGCGACGATATAGTCAGCGACCCGCCCGTAAAATTGATGTTTTGTACACCGCCTCCGCGCCAAAAAAATCGCTGGCACAGTGCTAACTCCATCCCCATCGGCCGCCGCTCGAACGGCGTCACCACCCCGCCTTCCTCCAGTTGCACGTCGCCGAGTGTCAGGGTCTGTGAACCCAGCAAGGCTCCGCCGGTGAACACGATCTCCAATCCGGTGATGGCCGCCGCCGGCAGGGCGATGGCCGCCGAATACAGGGCCTCGGTGCTGTTGATGGTGAAACTGCCGGTGGCGATCTGGGTGCGGGTCGGCGCGGCCAGGGTGCCGAAACTGTCGGTGGTCGTCGCGTAATACGCCGCCCAGGTGATCGTCGTCAGCGAACTGCTGGACAGTCTGGCCTGCAAGGTGGCGGTCTTGCCGGCCAGATCCAGGCTGTTTTTGGCTTCGATGCGCTGGGCGAAACCGACGCCGGTATTGGAGGCGGCGCCGGTGAAGCGATAGCGGTTCTGGCCGTTGGCCATGGCGATCTGTTGGCCGCTGAGATTCGCGCCGCTGCACCAGCCGTAGAAACGGTCGACGCAGTAAGCCAGGGCCGCCCCGGCGGTGAAAGTCTGCGCGGCGCCGGCGTTGCGCTGATCGATCTGCATGGCGCCGTTGATGATGCGGTTGCGGAAGGTGTCAGCTTTCAAACGGTCCAGGGTCTGGGCCGTGGTTCGCAATTCAATTTTGCTGCCCGCCGCCCAATCCTGCGCTGTGCTGCCCTCCTGGGCGCGGGCGATGGTGAAACCGTCGCCGCTACGGGCCGAAACCTTGACGATTTCGCGGGCGGTTTCGACGCCGGCGGTCAACACGAATAGCGTGGCCAGGAAAAAATCCACCCCGGCCGCCGGCGACGGAAACAGCGCGCCCTGGCCGGTTTGCAGGGTCAGGGCGGTGTCGGCGGCGACGATGGGCGAGGCCAGCACCCCGGCGGCGTTATTGGCGAACAGTTGGGCCATGTTTAGCTGTCCACCTGCACCGTCAGCGATCCGGCCGGGAAACTGGGCGTGGCGCCGTTGACGATGTTGCGGCTGGCGGTCAGGGCGCCATAAACCAGCAGATTGCCGGCCGTGGCCGCGTCCCAGATGCCGAAGTGGGTGGCGGTACCCCAATCGGCCGTGGCGGTCGGGAAGGTGATGGCGTTGACGTTGCTGGTGGTGCCGTCGCCGCCGGCCGGGGCCGCCCAGTTGGCGTCGCCGGGCGCTTCGGCGACCCGCGCGTAAGATCCGCCAGCCACTTCGGTGACGCCGCCGGTTTCGGGTGTGGCGGCGGCGGTTAGCAGGCCGACATACAAGGCGGTCGGCTTGGTAAAGCCGGCGGTGCGAAACAGGTGGTCGACGATCTTGTCTTCCAGATAATTGGTAAAAGCGGCCATATCAAACCCCGTACTTAGGTGAATAGTAATCGCGGCAGGGCGCGCAGGCCCCGTCCACCAGGCGGCCAAACCAGCGGCCGCAAAAATCGCATTCGCCGGGCTGGCCGGCATCCAAATTAAACGCCGCGCGGGCGGCGATGGCCGTGGCGCGCTCGGTTTCGGCCAGGTCATTGGCCTCGTCGACGGCGTCGCTCACTTTGCCCCCTTGGCCGCGCCTTCGATGATCAGGCTCAGGCCCTGGTTGATTTGCTGCAAACCCTGCACCTGATCGCTGCTCAAATTATCGATGGCCAATGACCGCGAACCGTCCGCGCGGGTGTCGAACTTGACGCCGGACAAAGCCTGCATAGTGCCGATTTCAAAGCCCGATGCCGTGGTGCGGCCGTCCGGCAGCGCCTCGTAGCTGACATAACTGCACGCTGTACAAAGGGCCATCATCACCAACGCTAATATTTTCAAAATAGCCTCACTTCGGTTTGTCAGTAGCCCGCCGGTTTCGGCCGGCCTCGTATTCGCACAGGGTCAGCGGCCCGGCCCGGCGGCGGTCATACTTGCGCACATAATCGCCGATGATAGTGTCCATCGCTTCCAGGGCGGTTCCGGCCTCGCCCCAGGGCGGTTCCGGTACCGCCAGCCATTTTTTCGCTAATCGCCGCATTATTCGTCCTCGCCGCGCGCCTTGCGATCCTTGCGGTCTTTCTGGATCTCCATCAAAACCGTCAGCCGGGTTACGGTGTTGATCAGGTTGTTCAAGGTTTCCACCACCGCCCGCAAATCCGTCCGCCACCACTCGATCAGTTTGTAAATCAAATACAGCGCCAGCCCCAGGCCTAAAGACTGAGGCGGCACCGCTTTGACGAACTCGACGATTTCCAAGCGTTGACCGGCCGGCCGCAATGCTTAGGTCAAGACGCCGGGCTTGCCGATCAGCAATATCTTGATCGTGGTCACGCCATTGCCGGCCGCTTCCCAAGCGATGGCGGCGTCGCTGACGTCGCCGGTGGCCGGGGTGGAGGCGTTGTCGTCAAAGGCTTTGGCGCTCGCGTCCCAGGTCACATACTCGCCCTGGGCGATCACCGCGCCTGATACTTTCGGCACCTCCCATACACCCTTTAGCGCCACCGAACCCTGCTCGCCGATGGCGATATCGACCAGCGCCACGCCGATCAAGGCGTCGCCGTTGGAGCCGATCGCCAGCACCTGGCCCGAGACCACATTGCCGGCGGTGGCGTTGGTCCACGGTAAAACTTCGCCTTCCTGAATGTAATTTGTTGCCATCTCTATATCCTCATTTTGTTAGCCGTTTGAGGCTGTCGTGTTGGGTTACGCTACGCTAACCCGACCTACATTATTTTTAATCTCCCCCTTTGACAAAGGGGGATTAAGGGGGATTTTTACGCGCCGGGGTTTTTGTAGGCGCCCTCGTAGCCGATGGCGCCGACGCCGAACGGCAGCTCCACCCGGTAACTCAAGCCGGCGGTGTTGAATTGCTCCTCCATCGCCAGCAGCGGTTCCGATTGGCCGTCCAGGAACACCACTTCGATCACCGGCGCCACGGTGGGGTCGCCGAACAGATACCAGTCGGTGCCGGTGATGCGCGGGGTGTCGACGATGTTCTGCACGATGCCGTTGACCTTGTTGGGGCGTTGCAATTTGTTTGCGGTGTCCGGATCATATTGGGCGCCGACGATCACTCGCACGTCGCTGCCATGCGTCAGGCCGCCCAGCCAGATGGCGGGCCTGATGTCCAGGTATTCGTTGCCGCCGATGTCCTTTTGTTTGGCCATGGCGATGCGGGCCGCGTCCAGACTATCCACCGAAGGCACGGTGCCGGTGCCAGCCAGGTTGGCGTGGTCGGTACTAAACAGCGCGAAGCCGTCTTTCATGGTCGGGTTGGCGGCGATCAGCGCGAACACCTTGTTTTCGATGGTGCGCTTGGCGGCCCGTCCCATATTGGTCGTCAGCGAGCTGATGTAGCCGATGTCGTCGTTGATGATGATTTCCGGCGTGATGCCGATGATGTTGCCGCGGCGCTTGGCGGTGATGCCCTCTTTGCTGGCATCGGGAATCGCCCGGTTTTTATATTCGCCGGCCTCGTTGACGTCCTCGATGTCGGCGATTGATCCTACCCGCAGCCGTTGCCATTCCCGGAAATCCGACACGCTGCCGGTCACGCAGAATTTGCTCCAGGTGTCGGGCGTACCGTTATAAGCGGTCAGCACCATGCGGTGCATGACGTTTTCCAGCAACACCGGGAAATCGCTGGTGGTCTGGCCGTAGCCGCTGGCCGTTGGGCGCATTCCCAGCGCCTGTTTGGCCAAGGACAGGCGGTCCATGGCGTTGACCTTGAAGCCGGCGCGGGCCAGACATTCGCGGGCCACGTCTTCCAGGCGCATGGCCCGATATTCGTTTTGCGGGTCGTGTTTCTCCTTGCCGGCCCTGGCCAGGATGGCCTGGCCGACGCCGCGTGCGAATTTCTCCACGTCGCTCTCGCCGGTTTCCACTCGCGAGGCATACGCGCCGGCGGTGGGCGTGGTGTTTTCACCCAGTTTGTTCATCAGCCGTTCGGTGGCGGCGTTGATGTCGATGGTGTGATCGTCCAGGCAGGCGGCCATGATTTTGTCCAGACCGGCGGCCGGAAACTTGGCGGCCAGCGGCTCGAAGCGGGCCTTGATGTCCTGCCGGCGTTGATTTTCCGCCGCCAGCACCTGTAATTTGATCTCGGCGGCGTTGGGTTGCGGCGCCGTGGCGACGGGCGGGACGGTTGCGGCGGGTTGTGTTTCGGTCGCCGCCGTGGTGGTATTAGGCTGTTGGGCTGCCATGGGTATCTCCTGTGTGGGAGGTTGGTTGAAAATCCCGGCGGCTGCCGGCATCGATTTAAAAGGGGATAGGTCAAACCGGGCGGTGACGGGTTTGGCGTCGGCGACGCTGTCGATCAAGCCGGCGGCCAGGGCTTCGGCGGCGCTGAACCAATGATCGCCGCCGTCGGCCAGCCATTCGGCGACCTGATCCGGGTCGGCGGTCTTGGCGATATAGCCGGCCGCCATCGCCTCGCGGTATTTGTCCAGGGCGTCGGCGGCGGCTCGCAGATCGCTGGCCTGGCCGGCCGCCATCGCGCTGGGGCCGTGGATCATCATCAGGGCGTTTTCGGCCATCTCCACGCTGTCGCCGGACATGGCGATCAACGAGCCGACGCTGAGGGCGATGCCATCCACCACCACCTTGATCGTGGCCGGGTGGCGCTGGTTGGCGTTATAGATCGCCAGGCCGTCGTTGACGCTGCCGCCGATGGTATGCAGGCGCAGCGTGATGTCGGTGGCGTCCAGCGCGGACAAGTCTTTGACGTATTGCCGGGCCGATACGCTCTCATCCGACCAGAAGCTTTCGCCGATCTGGCCGTAAATGCTGATTTCGGCGGCTTTATTGGCCATGGCTTGTATCCGGTAAAACTGGTTCATCGTTGGCTCCTTTGTCGTTGGCTGGATCGCTGCTGACGATCAGGCCTTTGTCTTTTAGCATCCGGCGCCAGCGCGCCTCTTGTTCGATGACGTCGCGGGGATTGCCGCCGCGCTTGCGGATGATTTCCGGGCCGGCGATATAGCCGCCGCGCTCGCTGTCGGTGTTGCCCTTGACCTCTTTCAACGGATCGATCCAGGGCATGGACGGGCCGATAAATAGCGCGTCCATCAATGTCAAACGGTCGATGTCCGCCGGCAGCTTGACCAGGCCGCCGGCCAGCGCCATCTGCACGAAGGTCTGCCAGACCGGCTGCGCCATGGCTTTGATGAATTCGGCGGTCAATACCTGATAATTGCCCCAGCCCTCGATCAACTCTTGGCGCTGGCTGCTGTAGCTGCCGTCGTAATCGCGGGCGATGGTTGAATAGTTAGCGCCGGTCCCGGAAGCCACGGCCCGCAACTGGCCTTTCCTGAATTCCACCAGCGCCGGGTTGGGGCGGTTGGTGTCGATGGTGCCGATTTCCTCGCCGGCGGAAAGGTCGTCGAACACCATGCCGGGCTGGAAGCGCAGGCTGCGCGGATCGCCTTTCGCGTCCGGGTCGTATTGGTCCGGCGAACCCTTGCGGATGAAGGCCGCCATGCTGGCGGCGATCTTGGCGGCGATGCGTTCCGAGTCCTCGTAGTCTTTGATGTCATCCAGGCGGGCCATCACCGAGGCGAAAATCGACACCCCGCGCAACTGGCTGATGCGATCGCGGGTGCGCAGATGATTGATATTGCCGGCCGGGATGGACTTCAAATCCAGGCCGCGGGTGCTAAACACATTGATGTCGCCGGGGTGGTGTTTGTAAACCCAATAAGCCGTCGCCTGACCCCAACTATTGCGCTGGATGCCCTGCACGATGTTCTTGGCCGGGTCATCGTAGATCAAGGGCAGCAGGTCCGCCTCCAGCATCTCCAGCGTGAATTTCACCGCCGTGCCGTGATCCAGGAAGGGCACTGCGCCGACCAGGCTTTGGGTCAGAACCTCGCCATCGCGCAACCAACTGCGGGCCAGCAACCGCTGGGCCCCGGCCCAATCTTCGACCCGCGTGCATTCCGGATTCTTGCACCAGTCTTTCCACAAGCGGATCAGGCCGTCGGCCAGGTCGTCGTGAATCTCGCCGGCAACGGTGCGCGGCTGCGGCTCGATGCCGATGCCGGCCGCGCCGATGGTGTTGTTAACCAGGGTATTGAGCACGCCCTTTGCCAGGTCGTGGTTGGCGTCCAGGTAGCGGGCCTGGTTGCGCAGATTGTTGCCGGCCTGCTGCACCCAGCGGTCGCCGCTGCCGGCGTCGCGGGACAACTTGCGCAGCTTGGTGGGCTTGGCGGCCTCGTAAGCGGCCAGCACCCGCCGGGCGTGGGCGCGGCGCACTCCGGTTTCGGGGCTGACGGCGGCGATGGCTTTATCCAGCCAGCGCATTAAGTAAAATCCGGGACTTGATAGCGGATGGTTCCGCCGCCCGCCGCTTGTTGGTTTTCCGACGCTACCCGCCGCTGCCATTCCCGGCGGCCCTGTTGCACCTCCAGCAGATTGGCCCGCGTCAATATCCGGCCGTTAAAGCGCACCATTTGCCCCGCCAGGATGGCGGTCTCGGCGGTGATGTAGGCTTGCAATAGGTCGGTGGCTTGACTCATGAGGCCGGATCAAATCACAAATTTTTCTCAAAACAGGGCAAGGAATGAGAATAATTGCTAGGGTTGTCGCGGTTTTAGCTAGTAACGCTATACGCTAAGCGTTATTTATGGAATGATTAACGCACCTTGAAACACCGGGAGTTAACCATGAAAACCTGCCCAAAATGCCAATACAGCCGCACCGCCGCCGATGCCGGCGCCCCCGACGACCGCTGCCCGTCCTGCGGCGTGATTTATGCCAAGATCGGCCGCGCCTATGTACCGCCCAAACGCCCGCCGCCCGCCGCCTTCGATTGGCGCGGCCATGCCGAGCCGGCGTGGGTGCTGATCAAACAAGCCGGCGGCGCGGCGATCCGGACCGCCTCCGGCCTGATCGCCTGGGCCGATAGCGTCAACCATCCGGCCGTGACGGCTGACGATACTCCGAGGCCGGCGGTCGTTGACAAGCCGCGTCCGGACGCCGCCACCATCCTGCTGGCGCAAACCGAGGCCGCCCGCTTCAAGACCAGCCATGTCTTGCATTTTTTCCTGTCGCTGTTTAGCGCCGGGCTATGGCTGTTGGTGTGGCTGATCGTGGCGGCCAGTAACACCCGCGAACGTAACCGGATTTATGCCCGCTGCAGTATCGCCCCTGAATCGAATATGGCCTACGGCGTGTCGCTGTTGATCATGGGCCTGGCGGTGATGTTTTTGATGTTGAAACTGTTCGTGTGGCACCATTGAAACCGGGCGCGCAACTGGCGGCGCTGCGCCGCCGCGAAATCAAGCATTGCCCTTGCGGCGCGGTGTTCGAGGCCCTGGTCGGCGCCGGCAATACCTGCAAACGCTGCCTGGCCCGGCAACGGGCGGCGGCCTGGCGGGCCAGGCATAAGGCGGGGGTGGAATGATTCGGTAGTTTCGGTGGATTGGCTTTGAGGATACGCAGGCAAATATGTCCGCTAATCATTAGCTAATTGCCCCGATAAGCAAATGGCAAATCACAGAACGCGCACAGATTAATGAGTAATCCATCGCCGGAACAAATAAAAAAATCCCGCACGGATGCGGGATTAACACAATCACAAGCCGCATCAATGATTTATTCAGAACTGCGGACATGGCAGCACTGGGAGAAGGGTGACAGAGCAATGCATCCAGCGTTTTTCGAGCTTTTTACCATTAAAGCCGCTATGAACAATGGGCATAAGTGATTTTTAATTTTCCACAATGTAAAAGGTTAACCGATCACCCGATACAAAGTCGCCAGGCTGATGCCATAGCGGCGGCAAACCTCGGCGTGGTTGGCGCCGGTGAAGGCGGCGCGAATGGCCCGGTTGCGTTCGGCGCTGTCAACGGCGGGGATGTAAACCCGCTGCCCTCCCCAATACTTTTGCATCCGGGCGAACACCCGGTCGGCCATGCGCCGGGCGGCCTCGCTATCGGCGCCGGTTTCCTCGGTCACGGCCAGACTGATCTCGGCGCGCAATATGTCGGCGATATGGTCGGATATGGCCATGCTCTGTCCTGTCGAGCCGGATGGCGTTGCCTGGCGGATCGCGTGGCCAGGCGCGGGCCGGGTGTGGTTTTAATTGGGGTAACGGGCGATCAGTTGCGCGGCCTGGTTCAATATCACCGCCTCGGCCTCGGCGGCGGAGGCGGCCATGGCTTCCAGCTTGGCGATGATGGCCAGGCGCTCGGCCTTTTCCCGGCGCCGACGCTTGACGGCCTCGCAGGGTTCGGCTCGCCCCGCCCTAACAGCTGGGTCGTCGCCACAATAGGTCAGGCAATCGCAGGACGGCAGGGCGGTCATGTAAACGCGGTCTCCAGCGCCGCCTGTAGCTCGGTGTCGAAGCGGGTCTTGAATTCGGCGTTGAATATTCGCTGCCCGGTCTCGTGAAAGTGATAGATGCGCTGGTAGCCGACGTGTTCGGGCGGCACGAAAATAAAGATCGAATTGACCGCCGTGCCGAACGGGGTCTGGGTGCGTTTGTAGATGCCGGGCAACATCCGCCCGGATTTTTTGCGCAAGGCGAAATACTCGAAGCCGTATTTCTTGCGTGTGCCTTTCTTGCGCTTGGCGCGGGTGGCGTCGGTCATGTTGCCCTGGTAGCCCCGGCCGGTGTTGGCGTCGAACCAGGCCAAAATCTGCACGATCAGCGCCGCCGGGACGTTGCCGTAACCGTCCAGCGGCGCGTCGTTGCCCGGCACCGCGTACCAGCGCGCCGGCATCAGGCCCTTGGCGAACAGCGCCGCCTCGAATTTTTTATAACCGCGCCGGCCGCCGTAGACGTTCGGGTAAAGATAGTGCTGGGACTCGCTAAGGCGGGTCGGGTCTTTGAACCGCACCCCGCCTTCCAGCTTGGTCTTGGTGGCGTAGTCGATTTTTAGCGCCCCCAGCGTAAACGGCGTGGGGCTAATGAATTCGCTGTGCATCAACGAAACCTCGGCAGCCAGGATTTTCTCGGCGGTGGCGTTAAGGGCGTTTTTCATCGCGTAGGGGTACTGGGTTTGTGCCAGGTCGCTCAATCCGCGTTTTAGTGCGTCCATGCCCTGAATCGTGATGACGCTACGGGCGGCCATTGTCATGCTCCGCGCGGGCGTCCGCCAACCAGGCTTCCCAGGCTTTCAACATGCCGCGCGCCAGTCGGATCAGGCTTTCGTGCAGGATTATTGTCGGTTTTCGCATTTCAAACTCCTTAGCGGCGGCCGGGCTCGACCAGGTCGTAAAAATGGGCCTGCAACAAATCGCGCAAGTCGGTCTCGTCCACCCGCGGCCGGCCGGGCGGTTCCGCCGGGTCGATTTGCTCAGTGAATTCCCTAACATTGGCGATCAGGTCGTCGATGGCGTCGGCCAGGGTGCGGGTGTCGGGCATGGGGCCTCCTGTTTCGGTTGGCCGAATGAATTCGCCCCTACGGCATATTGTAGGGCCGAATTCATTCGGCCTGAATTTTTCAAAGTCTACTGCTCCAAGTATCCGGAGCGAATGGATTCGGTCCGGGTTTGATGATGGCCGGTTTGGGCGGCGTGATGATCAGGGTCTCGGCGGCGGCTTGTATGCGCTCGAAGCCGCCGTCGATCACGCCCGCGTATTTTGCCAGCTCGGCGTCCCATTGCGCCAGGGTGCGCAGATGCCAGCGTAATTCCGGATGATGGGTGGCGGCGTAGGCATAAACCAGGGTATCGAGCGACTCGTTGCGCGCGCCGCGTTTCTTGTCGTAAAAACCCGTTCGCGGGTTAAAGGTTTCCGACACGATGCCGGTGAAATACTCGGGCGGCAGCTGGTCGCTGAAATGAATCAGCCGCTTGTCGGTGTCCTTTTCGGCGTCGGCGCCGATGCGGGCGAATAACCTGTTTTTGATGGCCACCGTGCCGACCTGCTGGATCAGCACCCCGCGACGCCAGGTCTGGCCGTTGTGTTTGTAGTCGATGGCCTTGGGCTTGCCAACCACCGGCGCGTTGCGTGGTACGGCGCCGAAGATCGCCCGCGGCCGCTTGATCAGGCGGCGCCGGCAAAAATCATAAACGTCGTCGGTGCGATGGCCGCCGGCATCGATGAAGGTGGCGGCGATCGCCAGCGGGTGGCCGTTGGCGTGTTCGATGGGCCGGTTCAGTAAATCGGCCAGCAACAGCCACACCTCGGCGTCGGCCGGATCGCCGTAGAGTTCCACATAATCCAGCACCCAGGCCGACAGGCCCTTGCCCCAGCCGACGATCTGCACCGCCAGCCGGTTGTCCTGGGTATCCACCCCGGCGGTAATCCCGGCCACCCCGACCGGCGCCACGCGCAGCGGGTAAGGCTCGGCGCGGTCGGCGATGATGTTGATCTTGATCGCCTTCATGCTGGGGTCTTCCCAGCTTTCCGCCAGCCGGGAGTTAATGAAAGATTTCAGCCGCGCCGGGTCGTTGTAGGCCTGCAGCCACATATCCACCAGCACCGCCCAGCGCGGCCCCAGGCCGATCTGATAATACAAAGCGTTGATGGTATAGCCGCGGATCTTGGCCTCGGGGTTGGCCGGTATCCAGCGGCCCGCGGCGATCATTTCAGTTTTTTGGTGTTCCTGGATCTCGGCGGCGCATTCCGGGCAGACATAGCGCACGTCCTTGCCGTCCTGGCTCCAGTGCAGGCCGGACCACTCGAAGGTGATTTCCTCGGCGCAATGCGGGCAGGGCATATAATATTTGCGCTGGTCGCTCTTCTCGTACAGCTCGTCGGTGCGGCAGATGCCCTTGATGCCGGGGCTTGAAATATCCAGGCGCTTCCAGGTGGCGGGGAATGCGGAATAGCGATCCTCCAGCAGCATCAGCGGATCGTCGCCGGTCACCAGGTTGGCGGCGAACTCGGTCAGCTCGTCGACGATCAGATATTTAACCGTGGTGGATTTCAGCCGCGCCGGGCTGCCGGCGTGTTCGATGTACAGCTGGCCGCCCTCGAAATCCTTGAACTCCTTGGTGTTGGCGGCGTTGCGGCTGTTGGTGCTGGTCAGCCGGGCCGACACCGCCGGCGTTTCCTCCAGCATCGGGTTTAATTTCTGGTTGATCCATTTATTCATGGACACCTCGCCCGGCAGACAGACCATGGTCGGCCCCGGCGCCTGGTCCATGATGTAGCCCAGCCAATTGGCCGAACATTCGGTTTTGCCGAACTGGATCGGGAATTTAAGCACCACATGCTGCACCGCCGAGCGCGCCGACAGGCAGTCCATCGGCTCGCGCAGCGGCGGGTTGCGATCGGTGCGCCACGGCCCCGGCTCGGCGCTGCCTTTTTTCGACAGCCGGCGATGCTGGTCCGCCCATTGCGACACGGTCAATGCCTGCCTAGGCGCAAAGGCGCGGGCGCGGGCGGCGTGGACCAGGGCGGCGGCGGTGGCCATTCGCTTACAACCAACTCTCGACGATCACCGGGTCGTCGTCCGGGCTGCGGCTGATACAGGCCAGCGGCTGGCCGGCGGTGCGGCGGATGATGTCGCGGATCTCATCCAGCGTGCCGGCGACCATCACAACCTCGGTCGGCTGATCGAGCAGAAATTTCCGGGCCACGAAACTGTCCGGAAAGTCGCGCGGGTGATCGTAGACGACCCAGATGCTAAGCACGACCGTCTAGCCTCGATTTTGCAAAACCGGCGATTTCTTGTTGCCAGGCCTCGATCAACGCCATGCCGGCGGCCTCGCCGCACCCGTCGTCGGCAACGACTTTCATTTGCAGCGCCAGCATGGCCTGCGCGCCGCCGTAAAACGCCAGCTGCATTTCGCTGATCTGCACCGGCGGGGCGTCGGCGGCGACCACCTGTTTTCTAAAACTTGCCCATTCCTGGGCTAGGGTGTTTTTCATTCCGTTCGGTGTTTTTATCATGGTTTCTCCCGATATTGTTCCAGCGCCAGGCGAATGCCCTCGCTGAGGTTTCCGGCGCCGATCCGACGGGCCTTTTCGGCCAGCGCATCGGACAGCGTGATATTGCGGCGTTTTTGGCCGCCATCCGGCGCCAGGGTTTTCCTCCCGGAACCGAGGCGCTTGCCACCGTGTTTTTTGGGCTCAGTCATGAAAAACCTCATAGCCCTGGGCAATCAGTTTTTCCATTTCCCGCAATGTAACGACCCAGTACAGGCCATCGCAGCCCATGATAATGGCCATGGCTTTAACGGCTCTATTTTTGAATCCCCTGGCGGCTTGTAATGTATTGAATTTCATGGTGATCTCCTTTTTTTGTATGCTTGATAATATACACATAAAATCAAGAAAAATCCAGCCATCATTCGGTACTGTTTCACATATTTCGACTCCAGCCGGTATTGTTTCATCCGCGTCCACGCTTTTTCGGCGGCTGGTATTTGCTCAGCGCCAGCCGGACGCCCGCGCCGACGTTGTTGGCGCCCAGGGTCTTGGCTTTTTCCGCCAACTCCTTGGACAAGACGATGGCATAGCGTTTTTCTTTGGCCGTCTTTTCCGGCTTGCCGCCGCCGGCTTCCGCGTCGGGCTGGTCCGGAGCCTCGACCTCCAGCACCTCATTTAAAAAATCATCATCGAAGGCGAGCAGATCCAAGTCGTATTCGATGGCTGACAAGTCCTGCAATTCGGTGCGCAATAAATCCACGTTCCAGTCGGCCAGGTCGGCGATGCGGTTCACCGACAGCCGGAATGCCTTTATTTGTGCATCGCTCATGTCGTCGGCCAGAAATACCGGCACCGTCTCTAGCCCCAACGCCCTTGCAGCCTTAAGGCGCAGATGGCCGTCGACGATCATGCCGTCCGATTTGGCGATAATGGGTACCCGAAAACCGAACTCTTTGATGGCAGCTGCGGTATCGGCGATCGCGTGATCGTTGACGCGCGGGTTGTGGCCATATTCGATTAATTTGTCGATGGGCCAGTGTTCAAGTTGCTGCATGGCGTATAGCCTCCATTTCCTCGAATGTTTGCCCGGTCGATGCCAGCACTGCAGCATTGCCGGTGTAGGTTTGCCAGCGCTCGACGATCACATCGCAATATTTAGGGTCTAGCTCCATCAGTCTCGCATGGCGATCTTTTTTTTCGCAGGCTATGAGCGTTGTTCCGGACCCGCCGAATAAATCCAAAACAATCTGCTTTTTGCAACTGCTGTTATTAATTTGATATTCGATTAAATCGACCGGCTTCATGGTAGGGTGTTCGCCGTTTCGAGAGGGTTTATTGAAATCCAGCACCGTTGTCTGGGTGCGATCCGATCCCCAGAAATGCGCAGCGCCTTCTTTCCAGCCATACAAGCATGGCTCATGCTTCCAGTGATAGTCCTGCCGCCCCATCACTAAAACGTTTTTATTCCAAATCAGGCATTGGCGTATTTTCCACCCCACATCATGCGCGGCAGCGTGGAAATTGAAGCCTTCCATGTCGGCATGCCAAATGTAAAACACCGCACCCGGCCGCATGTGCGCATCCGCGGCGGCATAAACTTTATGTAAAAATTGTCGAAAATCGCCGTCAGACATCGAGTCGTTTTCAATCGTCATGGCGTCAGATGTTTTGCCGGTGTAATCGACGTTATACGGCGGATCTGTAACGAGCAGATCCGCCATGTCACCAGCCATCAATAGCGCCACTGCCGCATGATCGGTAGAATCGCCGCACATCACCCTATGCCCCCCCCCAGCAACCAGATATCGCCAGGCCTGGTAATCGGCACGGCTGGGATCGTCGGTATTTCCTCCGGATCATTGGTATTTTCCGGTTTTTCATCTTCCAGCATCTCCGCCAGGAAGTCAGCATCGAAGCCTATCAGGTTCATGTCGAATTCAATGCCCGCCAGGTCCGCCAATTCGGCCTGCAGCATGTCCATATCCCAGCCGGAATTGAGCGCCAGCTGGTTGTCGGCGATGATGTAGGCGCGTTTTTGCGCCTCGGTCAGATGGCCCAGGCGGATGCAGGTCACCTCCGCCAGCCCCAGCGATTGCGCGGCCATCACCCGGCCATGGCCGGCGATGATGCCGTTGTCGGCGTCGATCAGCACCGGATTGGTAAAGCCAAACTCGCGGATCGAGGCGGCCACCTGGGCAATTTGCGCCGGGCTATGAGTCCGGCTGTTGCGGGCGTAGGGCACCAGCGCGGCGGTGGGGATTTTTTCGATGGTTTCGGATAGCGTGATCATGGTTTGGCCAGGTCGTAAAAGCTACGGGATAACTCTGCCAGGGTTTGCTCGATGTAGTCCAGCAGCAGGGTGCGGATTTTCTGTTCGTCGTTCAGGGCGGCCAGTTGCGGAGCCAGGATATCGGGCAACGATTCCAGGCGGTTGCGGACGATGGCATCGCCGTCGGCCACCGCCGAGCGCACCTCGTCTGCTTTGAGCAGCGTGCCGGTTTCGCGCTCATAGTTGGTTTTGGCTTGCATGGCCGCGTATTTTTCGCGCATGGCCCGCGCCTGCTGGTAGGCGCTGCCGGCCCGGCCGGCGACCTCATCCCGCACCGGCGGCTCGAACGGCGGTGCCTCGGATTTTTCGGCGCGCTCGGCGGCGTGATGGTCGACCACTCCCTGTTTTGACGGATCTGCCATATCGGCCATCCTGGCCAGCGAGGCTTCGACGTCCACCTGTTCGCCGGCCATCACCAGCAGGCCGCGCCGTTTCAGGTTGGTGACGTGCTGCCGGCTGGCCTCGATGCGGCGGGCGAAATCGGCCTGGGTTTCGGTGGTCATTCGCACAATCCGTAGGCTGACGAACACCCGGCCGGTTCTTCAAACATCGAAAAAATATCGTATTTTGTGCCGCCGCGTTTGGTTTTTGACCATTCGACCATGCAGCGGATATTGCCGCGCGCATAGGCGGTATCGTTGTCGCCTGGAGCCGGAAAAAATGTGGCATTTTCCCTCTTGGATACTTTGCAGACTATTTTTTCCCATGCCTCGATGCGGTCGATATGGCCTGGAAATCGTTTTGAAATTTCCAGCAGTTCCGGCTTGCTGCAATTCACACACGGCATACACCCGACGCGGCTCATGCCCAGCTTGTAAAGCGGGTTCGGGTCGACGCCGTATTTTTTGTGCATCGCGAACACCTCGGCCACGCTCCACTGATGAATTGGCCGGTAAATCACCAAGCCGCCGCCAACATCCTCGCGTTCCGCCAATGCCGCCCGCCGTGGCGATTCGTCCGCACGGACACCTTGCCAGCTTTCCAGCGGCCCATGCTCATCAATCAGGCTTAACATGTATTCGGTCAGCGGGTAAACCTTTAGTTCCTGGGTGCAAAACTGCGCCATTCTCGACGGGAAGCGGGCTTTTAAAATGCACAAATCCAGAAACGGGTTTCCGGTCGGGCCTTGTTCCAATACCGCCAACGCTGATGCCACGATTTTTTCGATTTCCGGTTCCGGCATCGGCTCAAAATACTGATAAACCGGCGCGGCGCCTTCATTATCGACAGCACCTTTATTCAATAATTTTGGCTTGGGATCGCGGAATTTTTCCGGCCATTTGTCCCGCACATAAGCGATTCGGCCCGGCCAGAGGCCTGAAAAATCCGCCTTGACACGATGAATCGGCACGCCTGTTATCCGTTGCAAATAATCGATGTAGGCATAGGTCGATTCGTGTTCGTTGCCGGTATCGGCGAATGCGGCGCGGATTTCGTCCTGCGGGTGACGCTCCATCGCCAGCAGCAGGGTCGCGGTGGAGTCTTTGCCGCCCGATACAGAAACCAGCCTAATCATAATGCCTCCCCGTCGCGGCGGTTCCAGCCGGCGGCTAAAGTTTCATCGGTGGAATCGGCGGCCGTGACCACCGGCCCGTTGGCCCCGCAATCGGCGCAGGCGATGGCAGTCAATTTCTCGTCGTCGATCACCGCCAGGATCTCGGGGCCCACGTCATCACTACCGCAAAACGGGCAATTTTTCAGCTCAACCATTGGCTTTCTCCCCTTTCAGCGCCGCGAATTGGCGGCAGGCGGTTTGTTTCGGCCATTTCAGTTTGTTCGGTAAACCACCCACGGCGCAGCCGCCGACGCCTTCCCCGCCCCCCACTTTGTCGCACCGCCAATGCCTGCAACCATCGCAAGTCTTCCTTACCGTGAGAAGAACCGCGCCTTTGGCGGCCTCTTCAGCGAGTTCGGCCATTTCTTCCGCCGTGCCGGTCATCAACCGGGCGCCGCGCAGGCCTTTTATCAGCCCCGCTTTGAATAATTCCCCTGCCAGGCGATGAAAATCCGGGCAATTTTCGCGCAGCCTGGCGTTAAATGCCGCCGCGTTTTCAGGTCCACACACCACCGTTTTCATATCAAAAAAAATAGAGTGTGCAGGGTGTGCAGGGTGCGGATTTGACCCTGCACAGCGGGAGGCCGCGTGGCCGTAAGGCTGTGCAGGGTGTGCAGGCTGTGCAGGGGTGTATATATACGCGCGCGAGGATTTTTGGGAGCCGGGCGGCTGGCCCATATACGCGCGCGTCCGCGCGTGTGGACCCTGCACACCCTGCACACACCGATGGCAGGCCGCGCCCGGCGCGGCTTTCCGCTGTGCAGGGTGGCCGATTTCGGACCCTGCACACCCTGCACACCCTGCACAGGATTGTTTATTTTTGGGCTGAGTCTATTCATTATCCGGGCCGATTGTGGTGGGTTAAGTTGACAATCCGGAAGCGGCGGTCGTCGGGATGGATTTCCGGCGGCTGTTCGGTGCAAATTATCAAAAATGGCGTAGGGACCGTCATTGCGGGTTTCCCCCTTTGGTCTATCCGGATCTCATTGGCGGACAACAACGCGGCAAGTATGGCCAGGCCTTGGGTTGTTCGTGGCCAACCTTCGATGATTAACGTTTTAATCCGGCCATCGGCCAGCGGCGCCAGGCCGAACGCTTCCTGGAAGAAAATGACGTCGGCGTGATAAAACGGCCCGACATCGCCGGCGAGTTTCTGCGCGGTGGTGGTCTTGCCGCAGCCTTGCGGCCCGCATAGCACCAGCGCCTGCCCGCGTTCTAGTTTTAAATCCATGCTTTTCTCCGGTTGGTGGTCAGTGATCCAAAACCGCCGGCCCTCGATCGCCGGCAGCAACGGGTTCGGGTGGCCGCTGGTAAAAATAAAACGCGGCGGCGATATCGGTTTCGCACCTGGCGTTTTTTTCGGCTCAATCGCCATAAGACCTCCCTTTGTAACTTTCCATCGCGGTGCGGAATTCGTCGACGCAAACGCCCAGCCAGCCGGACTCGCTGTTGCCGGGGTCCATCTCCAGGGCGCCGGGCGCGAACAAAAAAAACTTAGGGTTGCTGTGCTTGGCGCCCTGTAAAAACCGCTTGCGCTCCTTGCGCATTCCGGGGCGCTTGGTCAGCGCATCCACGGCGCGGTTGAGTGGCGCTGCTTTGACGCCCTGCTTGCCGCACCAATAGCGATACAGGTCGTAAATATCCTCGGTCAACACCGGCACGTTGGGAATGCGGTCCAACTCGGCGCCGGTCCATTCATCGTAAAACCGCAAAATAGAATCCTTGCCCAGATGCAGCAAGTCCTCCTTGGCCTGGGTCATGGGCGGGCTGGAGAATTCGTTGAAGTCGCCCAGCTCGATGTTGAGCAACCAGTCGTGCAGCGCGGCGACGCCGCCGGCGGCGATTTCGGCGCCCACCGTTTTGTAAAAATCGGCGTCCTTTTTGGGCGGCGTCCAGATCACGCAATGCCGGCGGTCGTCTTCCTCGATCACTACCGGCATGCGCTCGTTGGATAAAAAAACCAGGTTGACGTGGTTGCGTTCCTCGTAGGCCGCCATGTTCTTGGGGTTGATCCTGATCCATTCGCCGGTGATGAAAGCTTTCAACTTGTTTTTGATGTGATAGAGGTCCGACCGGGCCACCACCTCGTCGGCGATCAAAAACAGTTTGCGCGATGCCCAATCGTTGAACTTGTCCTCGATGGCGCTTTGATCGATCACCCGGCCGTAACAGCCATAAATGGCCATGATGGCCTCGAAAAACAGGTTTTTGCCGGTGCCTTGCGGGCCGTGTAGCACCAGGGTGGTGCGCATCTTGGCGCCGGGGTGTTGGAGCGGATAGGCCAGCCAGCTGGTCACCCACTTGGCCAGGTCCATGCTGTTCATTTCGCCGCTGCACATGTGATAGAGCAGCGCCAGCAGTTGGTCGCATTGGCCGGCCTTGGGCACGGTTGGCCAGCCTGCCCACAGGTTGCAGGTGATGTTGGGATCGAGGCCGGCCGGATCGAAGCCGACATTTTCGGCGCGGACGATGCTGCGGGCGGGCGATTCCTGCCAGCGGCGATGGATCTCGCGGCTCATGCAGGCGTCGCGCATGTCGGACAACGTAACCAGCAGATGTTCGGCGTGGTCGAACACCGTGCCGCCATTGCCGTAGACCAGCGCGAAACGCTCCAGCAGTTCGTCGGCGCTGTCAATGGGCTTGAGGGTTTTGCTATCCCCGCCCCCCTTGCGTGACGATGCCCCCGCCGCGACCAGCGCCGCCCAGCCAAATCGGGCGATGGCCTCTTCGACTTGCACCCGAACCGTGTGCAGGCCGTCCGTCAGGTGCAGGTCGTTAAAGTCGGTGAGCTTGCCCTGGTTGCGGGCGTAGTGATCCAGGCGGGCGGCTGGATCGGCGAAGCGCGGCAGGATGAAGCGGCCGTCGACGGCCAGCGCCGCGAGTTCGGCGTATTCGGCGCCAGCATTCTTGCGGCCGTGGGGTTTGCCGCAGGCGCTGCAATCCGTTCCGGCATCCAGGTTGAGGGGCGTTTGGCAATGCTTGCAGCGGGCCAGGGCGTCGTCGTCGCCGATGATCAGAATCCGGGCCTTGGGATAGCGTTTTTTGAGGGCCTGGGCGACCGATTGCAGGTTGCCGGCATCGAATGCGACGGCGACCGGGAAGCCGGTGGCCATGTGGTAACTGGCGCAGGTGGCGTACCCCTCGCCGATGGCCAGCAGCGTGGTGGGGCTTCCGATCAGGTGGAAATGGCTTTTTTTGGCGACGCCGGGCGGCCAGAATATTTTGTCGCGGCCGCCCAGGGCCTTTATTTTGTCTTTTTGGCGGAAGCGATCCAGGATGAATTGCAGGCCGTGGACCCGGCCGGCGGTATCCAGCATCGGGATGGCCAGCGCGCCGGCGGGCGTGTATCGCACCCCGTAACCTTGAATGCCCTTGCGGGTCAGATATTCGCTAAGGCCGTCGTCGGCGTAATGATGCCAGGCCCGGTCGGCGGCCTGGGCGGCCCGGTCGGCCCGGCGGCGCTGTTCGGCGTCGGCGCGCTTTTTGTCGTCGGCCATCCTGGCCTTGATGGCGGCTTTTTGTTCGGCGCTTAGGTCCAGTTTTTTGAGTTCGACTTTTTGGACGTTGTTATCGGCGCCGTGCCAGATCCCGAACGACCCGACCAGCACCTGATCGCCGCCGCTCAGGGTGACTTCATGCAGGACATACCAGCCGCGTTTTTCGCGGTCGCCGTCGACCTTGCAGCGCATCATGCGCCCCGGTTCCAGGCTGGCAACGATCAGCCCGGAGTTTTGAAGCTGC